GTGTGCCACGCCAGATAGTATTGGGTATTTGGGCAAGCGGGATCTGGTGGGACTTAGGGGGATCTGGTGGGACTGGTAGTTGTGTGAAGTTGGTGGCTTAGGTAGGAGTAGCGTAGGGAAATCGGTTCGCGGCGTCAAGGTTGTGTCGCGTCAGACGCTTTTTCAAGATCACGCCGAAACGAAACAGAATTTTGGTATAAGAAAATCATGATGAAGTAATTTCTATCAAGAGGTTATCCTATCAAAGGCGTTCAAGTTCGGATGCCTAACTTGAACAGAACTGTAACATCTTCAAGGTATCCTTAATATGCTTGAATAATAAAATAAAAATTTATTTTAGCTTACTGAAACTTTTACCCTGGAAGCCCCCGTTGCATGTCAATTCTGACATAAAACGGGGGTCTTTTTTTATCTATCCAAGTTTGCCCATTTCAGTAGGGCCACGACTAGTAAGCGGTTTGTCCATGCGCTCCTCTAGGCGAGCGCATTTCTCTCGTAATTCGCTGTTTTCTTTCCAGAGTTTGCGGTTTTCAGCCGTCAGGTCTCGACGCTCTTCCTCCAGTGTATCCAGCTTGTCTTCCAGCTTGGCGCATCGTGCGCACGGCTCAGAAACCGCTGTTTCAGGCTGCATTACGGCTACTTGGTAGTCTATTGGCCTATCACTTAGGCGCATCGGTCCGCGACCGAAGAAAAGCCAGTCACTACTTACGCCAGAAGTTTCAGCGTAAAATTGAACCCATGAAGGAGGGACCTCCCCTCTTTTCCTGGCCCCGTTCACAGACTGCGGGCTGATATTCAGTACACGCGCAAGCTCAGAGTCGTTTTGTGCACCAGAAGATTTCAATAACCTTTCATAAATAGCATCAAATGATTTCGATCTTTCCACGCTGAACTCCGAAATAACTTAGAAATGCCCGAAGCCCTGTAAAAAGATTATAAATCAACATGTTACATTTTAAATGTAAAAAATTAACTTAGAAATAAAATTTAAGTTGAAATTTTTCATTTAAAACGCTAGAAAGGTCTTACGGGCGGTTTACATGCAATGTTTACAAGCAAACTCTATCCGCCCGGCTCCATAAGATCAATGCCTGCATAGGCGTGGCGCATACGCGCAAAAAAAGACGGGAGGAAAACATGAACTGGGCGGACAAGGGCATGACGCTCCGGAAGGAGTTGAGCGAGCGGCGCTGCTTTTACTCGATGCGCATCCATGAAGCGCTCAGACGCAACGGAAGGAGTGCGGCCGTGGTGGCCTATGAGCTTGGCATTTCCCGCGCGTCCGTCTCCGCTACGATTCTCGGCAAGAACCACAGCGCCCGCGTGCTTGACGCGCTCCGCTCGGCGGGCGTCCCGGAAAAGTACCTTTTTGACCCCCGCCGCGTTGAGGCGGCGGGGAAGGAGGCGGCGGCATGAGCAAGGAAAAGAATCTCGGCGAGTTCATCCAGACCGTAAACAAGGAAGTGATCAGCACGATCATCAGCAAGCAGACGAATCCGCTCAAGCCTGACAAGCAGTTCACCTGCCTCATGCAGGACGTCCGGGTTCAGCTTGACGTGAATGTAACATCGGAAAGGAAGGTAGCTGACGGTGAGGGCGTCGCCGCTAGTCTTCACCTCGAATACAGTTACGTCCCCATGTTGCCGCGCGAGCAGATGAAACTTGAAAGCGTTCCGAAAGAAAGCGGCACGGGTGAAGGCGGCGTCAAGGCGTCCGATGATGAAGACGATGTCAATGAGGCGGTCGGCAAGCGGCTTTTTGAGGAGCCGCAAGGGGTTTTTATTCTGACGCGCGGATTGAGCGGAGAGGCCAAAAGGCAACTGTTGAAAGGCATGAATGACCTGGTGGCCCCTCTTCTGGATCAGGCTGTTCCAGCTAACGGACAGTCTTCAACCAATCAGTAAACAGTCTTTGTTCCATTTTATACCCACCGCGTTGAGGCGGCGGGGAAGGAGGCGACATGACGGTTATGTTCGACAATGTCCATCATCCCCATGTCGGTTTTACCGAACAGGAAGAAAAGGCCGTGCGGGGCTGTCCGGGGAAATCGGAAAGCGTCGCCTTTCAGATCGAAGAAGGGTTTATCGGCTTGTACGATTTTATCGAAATCAGCCGGGAGTTGGTTAAAAAACACGATGAAACCGAGCTTACCGTTATTCTGTGGAGCTTTATGGAACGACACTGGACGCTTTGCCGTAAGCTCGGCTTCGTCTCGAATTTTAACGATTCCCAGACATAGCAGCATCTACGCCCGCTTGCGTCAACCACATGACGCTAAGGCTGAATTGAATAGGTGTTCCCCCGGTTGCACGCAGTATGCCGCTCTTCCTTAAAAGCCCTCTTGAGGCGAGCCGCTCTAAGGCATCAGCGAGCTTTACTTCGCTTCCTCCGGCTGCGCTGAGCATCTGTTCAAAATCGGCACGGGTAGGGAGTCTATTAGAATTTTTACCGATAGTTTCAAGGATAAACATTTCAAGTTCAGTAAAATATCCCATATTTCCGCCTCCTCGGCGTCCCGGATGGTCCGGGGTTAGATGGTTTCTGTTTGCATCTCCAGTCTAACCGAGAAGGCGGAACCCAACAACGGTCCGGGTGTCCCGTAAACACCCGTAAACAGTTTTTTTGCTCCATCCAGCTACCGCGACCGTGTAGGCCGTCCCGAGTTCTTCCATGCAGGGGCGGCGAAATCTGCACAACGGCGGATACCGCGCCAGCCTACGCGGGACGTTTCCCCGGCACGGCACAAGTCCGGGGCGAATTTTGAGAGGTGAAGGCATGAATGGGATGAAGGAAGCGTACACAGCACGGGAGCTCTCCCCGATTTTAGGGCTTACCGAACGCGCGGTTCTCTACCTTGCGGAACGTGAAGGCTGGCAATCCCGTCCCCGCGCCGGACGCGGGGGCGGGCGCGAGTGGCTCGTCGACTCCATGCCGGAAGATACCCGCCTCGCCATTGCCGCCAAGGTGGCCCCGTTTACGCCGGTCCCGGTCAAGGCTCCCGCCCCCGTTACCCTGTCGCTTCCGTCCCGGTTTGCCGGGAACGGCAAGACCCGCGCCGAGGCGAAGGCCGCGCTCTTCTTCCTGTACCGGATGTTTACTAAAACCGCCGGGCTTCCGAAGACGCGTGGCATGGAAACCTTTTCGGTCCGCTGGAATGCCGGGGAGATCGAGTCCGAGGCATGGCTTCGGGAAGCGATCCCGCACGTCAGCAAGAATACCCTGCTCAACTGGGAACGTGCGATCAAGGCGGAAGGCACGGCGCGGCTCGCGGGCGACTACGGCAAGGGCAAGCGCGGCAAGGGCTGCATCGACGGCCAGCCGGAAGTCAAGGCGCTCATCGTGGCGGCGGTCTGCAAGTATCCGGAAGGGAAAGCGGGGAACGTGTTGCTCAAGCTGGAGGACGTAAACGAACAACGGATCGAAGACGGGCTTGAGCCGTTCGAGCTTCCCTCCCTGCGCCGCCTGCAAGGCTGGATACAGGGCTGGAAGGCAAAGAACCCCGCATTGTTCCTGTCCGCCACGGCTCCCGGCAAGGCGCGCAACAAGACTATGCCCTCCTTCGGAGATTTCTACGCTTTTGTGACCGGAATCAACCAGCGGTGGGAATACGACGGCACGCCGTCGGACGTCATGCTTTCGGACAACAAGCGGTACGCAATCATCGGCGTCATCGAAATCTACACCCGCCGCGTGAAGTTCCGGGTTGTCGAGCGCTCAACGTCGCAACAAGTCGCCTGTGTCACGCGAGATTGCCTTCTCGACTGGGGCGTTCCCGAAACGGCTGTAACGGACAACGGGAAAGAGTTCACGTCCCGGCAGATGCAGCGGCTTTTCTTGGATTTAGGGATAGTCTGCGACATTTTGCCGCCGTTCCGCCCGGACCTGAAACCGGCCATTGAGCGCGTGTTCCACACGTTTTCCCATGACCTGTTGCCGGTCACGCCCTGCTATGTGGGGCATGACGTAGCCACAAGGCAGCGTATCCGGGATCAGGAAGATTTTGCAAAGCGCCTCATGAAGCGGACGAAGAAAGGCGAAGAAACCGAACGGCTCACCATCGGCATGAGCCCGGAGGAATTGCAGGCGTTTTGCGACAAGTGGACGGATTCCATCTACATGCACCGCCCGCATAGCGGTTTGAAGGGGAAAACACCGTACCAGATGCTCTCCGAATACCCGTACGGCGTCCGGCGTATCCCGGAAAAGTATCATCAGGCGCTCGATATGCTGCTCTTGCCGGTCATCGGCACGCGCCGCGTCACAAAGGACGGGATCGAAATTGGGAACAGAACCTACATCGCTCCCGAACTCGGGCGTCCCGACATCGCGCAGCAGGAAGCGGAGATCAGGTTCGACAAGGCAAGGCCGCAGTATGTCTATGTCTATCTTGACGGCCTGTTCGTCTGCCGGGCGAAGTGCGTCGACGATATGGCTCCCGAAGAACGACGCCAGATCGCCGTTGACGCCCGCAACGCCATGAAGTCCGTCCGCAAGGCCATTTCCCAGATCAAAAAGGACGCCAAAAAGAACCACCTCGACACTATGGCGCAGGACATCATCGAAATGCTCACCAAGCGGGCGCAGAAGCTCGTGGCCGACAACCCCGTTCCGACACGGGAGGTCATCGAACACGTCACGTTTGATCTGATGGAAGCCCAACGCGCGGCGTCGGGCGAGAAGTCCATGCAGACGTTGACGCCGGAACAGGCCGAGGAAGCCCGTGCGCAAGCCATCGAGCTTGTCGCCGAAAACGAATTTACGGTGCCTCAGTCCGCTCAGGCCCGCAATGCACTTTTTGAGGCATTGCAGACCCGCACGATCAGCGGCGAGGCATTGTCGGCCGACGAGCTGAATTGGATATCAATGTACAGAACCAGCGCAGAACGCGCAGGTTTTGAGGCCATGAACCAGCTTTACGCCGTCAACCAATAAAAAGGCCCGTTGTTGACGCAACGGGCCGGGATGGAGAGGCACATCTCCATGTCTATGAGGGAAATAACTATGCAACAGACAACAGCAAGCGTCAATACGGGCATTGCCCCGCTCACCAACGTCGCCCTGTGCCTCGGCACGCTCAAGCGGGCGATCAACCGCCCCCGGCACCTGCCCGGGATCACGGTCTTCTACGGCCCTTCGGGGTTCGGCAAAAGCACGGCCGCCGCCTGTGCGGTCATCCAATGCCGCGCCTGTTATGTGCAGGCCCGCAGCTCGTGGACGCGAAAGGCGGCGCACGAGGCGATCTGCAAGGGCCTCGGCCTGAAACCCGGCAAGACCATCTCCGAAATGCTCGATCAGATCGCCGAGGAACTTGCACTGTCCGGTAAGCCGCTGGTCATCGACGAGGCCGACTTCCTCGTCGAGCACAACCAGATCGAGATCGTCCGCGACATCTACGAAGCGTCCCAAGCCCCGATCATGCTGATCGGGGAAGAGTGGCTCCCCGGCAAGCTCGAAAAGTGGGAGCGGTTCCACGGGCGCGTGCTCGACTGGTGCCCGGCGCAGCCGGTGTCTTTTGAGGACGTCAAGGCGTTGTGCAGGCTCTACGCAACCGGGACCGAGATCGCCGACGACCTGTTGCAGCGCATCTACACGGTGTCCAACGGCTCGGCCCGCCGCGTCGTCGTCAACCTCGCCCTCGTTGAAGAGGCCGCAAAGGTCGAGGGCCGCAAGACCATCAGCCTCGCCGATTGGGGCGCGCGGCCGCTGTATACCGGCGAGGCTCCGAGCAGGAGGCGTTGATATGGCCGAACTGTTTTCAAGCACGCCTTACGCGGCGCTTACCGCCAGAGAACGGATATGGGCGGCCATCCGGGAGATGAAGACCGTTACCGTCCGTGAAGTGGCGGATCGGTGCGACGCGAAGGCCGACGCCGTCCGGGGGTATTTCACCGGCCTTGTCGCCGCTGGCGTCCTTGACGTGATCCACCGGGGAACGGGCGGAAAGCACAGCGTCTACACGCTCAAGCGCGATCTCGGCGTCCATGCGCCGCGCGTCAGGAGAGACGGGACGTTCCTGCCCGATTCCGTCCGTTCCCGGCTGTGGAACGCCATGCCGATTTTCGGAGTCTTTACCGCCCGTGACCTTGCCATGTCCACCACCCTTGCGGAGTCGCCGGTTTCGCGTGCCGAAGCGCTGGACTATTGCCGCTGGCTGGCGCAGGCGGGCTATCTTCGCGATCTCGGTGATGAAAAGTTTCGGTTCATCCCGGCCCGGCATACGGGGGTAAAGGCCCCTCAAATCGTGCGGGTCACGCAGGTTTACGATCCCAACATCGACAAGGTGGTCACGTCCGGCCAGCCTCAAGGGAGGGACGACGAATGACGAACCGCGAGAAGGCCGAGGCCGCCTGGGGCGTGCCGCTCCCTGACTGGATCGAGAAGCTGGCCACGGCCTGCGACGGCAAGGGGCTGCGCAAAACGGCGGCGGACCTTTCCGTCTCCCCGGCCATTGTGAGCCTCGCCATTCGGCGCGGCCGCGCAAAGCTCGACTTTATCCGGGATCGCGTCGAGCACCTTCTCGGAATTTCCATCATCCCCTGCCCCGTGCTCGGGCTCATCAGCCGGAAGGAGTGCCGGGACAACCAGCAAAAGCCGTTTTCATCCATCAACCCCATAGAGGTGCAGCTTTTCCGGTCATGCCGGGGATCCTGCCTGTACAGCGAACTCAAAAAGGAGGAACGCCATGATCTCCGAGAATCTCGAAAAATGCCTCGACGTGCTCGACAAGCTCACGAAGCGCGGCAATGACGACATCCGGGAGCTTGCCCCGTTCATCGTCAACGAAATGCGTCGGGAAGTGCTGCGCGTACGCGAGCTTGAAGAAGACGTTTACCGCTCTGCCCACGTCGTTTTTGAAGTCAGAGGAGGACTCCATGCCGAAGCGCGTTAAGCCGAACCTTTCCCCCGCCGCGTTTCCCGTCCATTCGCTGGAGGACGTCGACGCCGCCCTTGCCCAGATTGCGGCCCGCAAGCGCCAGATCGACCTCATCGGCCTCGGCGTTGCCGAACAGGTCGACGAGATCAAGACCCGCGCAGCGGCCGAGACGGAACCGATCCGGCTTGAAATTGCCGCCCTCGAGCTTGCTATTGGGCGGTTCGCCGAAGCAAGCAAGGCGGAACTGTTCAGCAAAAAGAAGTCTGTACAGCTCCAGTTCGGGATCGTGGGCTTCCGGGCGTCCTCGAAGCTCAAGACGCTCAAAAAATGGACGTTCGAGCGCGTGCTCACGACGCTCCGCGACACCGGGATGCGGGAATATATCCGAGTAAAAGAGGAGGTCGACAAGGAAAAGCTCAAGGGCCTCGCGCCGGAAACCCTCGCGGGCATCGGTTGCACCGTCGTGCAGGAGGACGTCTTTTACTACGAACTCCCCGAACAGCCCGAACCCGAAACCCAACCTTCAACCCTATAAGGACGAGCATCATGACCAAGACCGAACTCATCAAGAAGTGGCAATCCGATTTGCAGACCTATTGCAGCGAAGACGTATACACCCTCAATCAGCTTGAAGTCCTCTTCGGGTGCCTGTGCGGCGTCATGTCTTCCGAGCTGTTCGAGGGCGGAGAGGTTTCTTTGCCGGGCATGGGGAAACTTTCGGCCGTCCACACCAAGGCCCGCGACGGCCGCAACCCGAAGACCGGGGAAAAGCTCCATATCCCCGCCCGGCTAAGGGTGGTGTTCAGGCCCTCGAAGACGTTTAGGGAACTGTTGAACTAGCAAGCGAAACCGCCCCTTCACAAAAGAGGCGGTCACCGGATGATTTCCGGTCTGATGAGCATAAGCAAAGGGGGCCGAAGCCCCCCAAAAAAAGTCAAAAGGTTATTCCATGCGTCGTAATGTGCTGGAACATGCATTTAGAATATGCCAGAGGCCCGAAGCCGCTCTCGGACTTAAGCCTGATTCCCGTTCTGGAGATACCCAACACAGGGCCTCACAGATGAAGTCGAGAACGTCAGCTACGTTGCTGCGTAAGTCGATTTCCATATTCGCGGATGAAAGATTGACGGGCTGCTCTTTCATCTTACGCCCCCTTTCCGCTGACGGACAGTTCCAAAAGGTTTCCCTGAGCGGGGACATGCCGTTTAGCGGATGCGGGCAAGAGGCCGTTTTTACGGGCAAGGGAGAGCAGATGCCCGATCTGGCGATGGTTGCCGTCGATGAGCTTGGCGATTTCGCGCCCGGAAAGCCCCATCTTCGCATACTTGAGGGCTTGTTTCAGTGTGGCGAGGCGTTTGGGGTGCAGGGCGAGCATGGCGTCCGCCCCCTCAGCGCGGGCCGTGGCCTGTTCCTTTCGGGATATAGGCAAGGCGCGGGCTTCATCAAGTCCCTGCCGATAGCCGGCTTCGCGGGCAAGATCGATCTGTTTGGAGACGTGAGCCTCCCGCACCTGCCGCAACAGCGCGGCGACCTTTCTCCTGAATTCCGCCGCATGGGGCGTATTGGCCAGCATGGAGAGGATATAGACGCCTTCTTCAGTGAAACAGCGGGTTTCACGAAGGCAGCCATCAACTTGCATCAATTTGATGCAGGTTGCATAACTATTCAATTCTTTTTGATTTCTGTTGTAGATAATGTTGACGGACTTGGCGGGCCTTTTATAGCCGAGCTGGCGACCTATCTCCTCAGCGGAAAAAAGGATTTGTCCATTGTTTTCAATGAATTTCAGGCCATTTTCGTTGACTTTGGACGCAAGAATAGATACTGTGTTTACAGCCATGATTCCCTCCTTCATAGGGAATTTAGGTTAGGCTCATGCCCGGACTGGTACTCTGGGTATGAGCTGTTTTATTGTTTCCGCCAATTCGGAAAGAGCTTTTCGAGAGCATCAAGAAGAAGCTCTTTTACGGTCTTTCCTTCTTTTGCCGCCAATACCTTAATCTGGCGGTGTTCTTCCTCTGTGACATCGAAGTTGACCCGTTTTCTTTCCAAAAAACCTCCTTTGTTTTGGTTCATATACTCATATGAACCAAAGTCAAGCAAAAATACCAAAACCAACTGGCGCAATACGTTACAAGTATTTGAAAAGAGTATCTTTCAACCTTTTTTTATACTTCATAATGTCTTCGACAGACCCAATTGTAACCCGGCGAGAGCCATGATCAATATCCTCTTCGGGCTTACTGAAAAAGATCACACGTTTCTTTTCCATATCGCAAAAATCAAAGGCAATTATCGGTTTTCTGGGAACATTATCAAAAACGAGATACCACTTTCCCCAAAATTTTCGCAGAACGAGTCGTTCCGGTTGAATATCGTCCCCCAACAATCCGCGGATATCGTCAGCATATGCCTGTGCTTCTTTTTTTCGCTGAAGCTCTATGCTTTGCTGCTCTTTTTCCCAGCGAGACAGACTGTTAGGCCTCGGGGGATGACCGGGTATCAATGGTTCAGGGTAACAACGGCAACGGGCCGTTGCTCCAGCATGCCCACCTTCTGGTTCTTTATCCCAAGAAAATTCTTTCCCGTTGTTAGCCGCACAACGTTCACAGACGGCCCCGTCTTGGGCGGTACGCCAGATATATCCTTTACTCCCAACCCGTTTTGCCTTTTGTCGTTCACTGAGAAAATGGCTACGCGCCCTTGCAGAGGACTCCACCCCACCGGAACATGTAGTATCCCCGTTTTTTTGTTTCTTTTCACAATATTCACATTGAGCACAGTCCAACGGAATACGCTCTCCGCATCCCGGGCAATTTTTTGTTGTGTAACTGGAGCATACTTCGATTTGTGCGTTTGAAGACGAGACGTTCTTCAGCTTTTTACGTCTTCTTCGCTTCCAAAGCAGATAAAGGAAAAGGAGTACCAGGGCGGTCACGGCTATTGAGGAATACTTTCCATCAGTTGCGCCTTCCGCAGCGATAGCAAGGGAAGGGGTAATGGCCCAAAAATAAAAACAGAGCAACAGTATGTCACGCATAATTTTCCTCCTTCATCCGATATTATATTTAAAGGAGTAAGTATGGCAATGATCATCGACTTCGCCACGGGCAAGGTGAAAAAGCCCACCCCGCCTGAAACCGCCACGCCCGTTTCCTCTCCGGAACCGAAAAAGCCCTACGCGCCCGCGAAGCGCAAGCCCGCAAGCCTTCCCGTGGAGAACCGCCGCGCGGAGCTCGCCAAGATCCATGTGGCGAAAAAACAGCTTGCGATGGATGACGAGACGTACCGGGCCATGCTCATGTCGCAGTTCGGCGTAGAGTCGGCCCGCGACCTTTCAGCGCACCAGCGCAAGAGCTGCATTTTGTACATGCAGCGGCTCGGATTCGAGGGCAAGCGCGGCAAGGCGTCCCCGCAGCGCACCGGCGAGCGCCGCAAACGCCGGGACGTGCCGCTGACGCTGGAAAAGGACGACTCCGGCCTCGGGCGCGACGTCTACATGCGTAAAATCGAGGCTCAGCTTGCCGAAAAAGGACGCGCCGAGGGGACGAAAGTGCCGTGGGGCTACGCCGTGGCTATTTTAAAAAGGCAGTCCGGGGGCGTAACGAAGTGTTTCGAGCACGCGACGGTCGAGCAGCTCCGGGGCGTCATCGCCGCATTAACCTATGACGCCAAGAAAAAAGGCCGGTACTCCGGCGCGTGGGGGACGTGATGAGCGAGTGGGTAAGCCGTCCGGATTTGGAGGAGTTGATAGGGAGAGAGGCGACGGAACAGCTCTGCGAAGCCCTCGGGGGCGTTCCATTCTATGTGCCGATTAAGCCAAAACCAGACATCGAACTTGCAAAAATCGTTGGATTCGGGCGCGCCTGCGCCCTGTGCGAAGCGTTCGGCGGCGCATACATCACCGTACCGCTCGGCAACCGACCGGAACCGTATAAAGTCAGAATCATGCGCCTGATAGACGAAGGAAAGGCCCCGCCACAGATAGCAAGGGAGCTCGGCACGACCGAGCGATACGTGCGCACAATCTTAAGCCGCTACCAGCGCAAGCCCCGCCAACTCACCTTCTTCTGAAAATCACCCTGATCAACATCGGGGTGCCGGGAAAAAACCTCCCGTGTGAATGTGGAATCATCACACAGGAGGTTTTTCATGTTCAAAAAGCTGTTTTCCGCCCGTCGCTGGCTTGCCCTGTGCGGGCTCGTCACCGTCCTGATCCTCGCCTTCCTTGCCGTCGTTTCTCCCCAGCAACTCCCGGTTATCGCCTACAAGGCCGCGCTCGTGTCCTTTGCGGCGTGTGTCGGCGTCTGGCTCGACCGGGCGGTCTTTCCGTACGCCCGCCCGTCCGGGTATCTGAAAAAGGACTGGTTACGCAATCCCGACGCCGACGGTGGGGACGACGAGGTCGACTTTGAGATATGCACCGGGTATTTCCGCGTCTTTGCCATTGCCACAATCCGGCGCGGGATCATGGTGGGCATGGTGATCCTCGGCATGTGTCTGGGGCTGTGATCATGCGTATCGATCCGCAAAAGCTCCTTTCCTCCTGCGTCGAGGCGTTTTGCGTGGGCGTCGCGTTCGCCGTGGGCGCGGCCATCGTAGTATCGGTGCTGTTCGGCCTGCTCGCCTTTTTTGCTGGCGACGCCGAGGCCGCCGAAGTCCAGATACCCCGCGCCGCGCTCCAGCACCGGGCGACGCTGATCCGCGAAGCCCGCGCCGCGTGGGGATTGAATGCCCCGGTGTCTATCTTCGCCGCTCAGATACACACCGAGTCATGGTGGCGAAACGACACGGTGTCGGCGGCGAACGCGCAAGGACTCGCACAGTTCATTCCCTCGACGGCCCGGTGGCTTCCCACCGTTGCGCCGGAAGTCGGCAAGCCGCAGCCGTTCAATCCGGCGTGGTCGCTCCGAGCGTGCGTCGTCTATGACAAATACCTTTGGGATCGCATGAGCGCCATGAGCGCCGGGAAAAGCCTTGCCCCCTGTGACCGAATGGCTTTCACCCTCTCGGGGTATAACGGCGGTGCGGGCTGGGTGAACCGTGACCGGAACCTCGCCGCAAAGAAGGGGCTCGATCCGGATCGCTGGTTCAGACACGTCGAAACCGTAAATGCGGGCCGCAGGACAAGCGCGATCCGGGAAAACCGCAGGTACGTCTCGCGCATCATGGAATACCAGCACGCTTACATCCAGGCGGGCTGGGGGCCGGGGGTGAGTTGTGCTGAGTAAGATTCCTTCGTGGCTCTGGGCCGTCCTCGTCTGCGTGGTTATTTACGGTGCGGGCGTCTGGCGAGGGCTCGACGTCGTGACTGAAGAGTACGAGGCCAAGATTGCAACCATGAACGCTGCCCGTGCCGAAGAGGAAAAGGCCCGTGCCGAAGCCGTGGCCGCCGCCGAAAGACAAGCCCATGAGGCTCTTGTGGCGGCCACGGCGCGGGGTGAGAAGCTCGCCCGCGAACTCGCCACGAAAACCGCCGAACTTGACGCCGAACGCGCGTCCGTAAACAGGAGGATCAGGGATGTTTCAGAAAAGGCTCGCCGTGATTGCGCTGGCCTGCCTGCTGGCTGGGTGCGCCTCTACAACGAAGCCCTCTATGGTTCCTATCATAGCGCCGGAAACGAAGGCTCCGCCCCCGGCGGCGCTTATGACGTTCCCGGTTCCGCCGGAGCCGCTGGAGCCCGGGTACAGCCGGACACACTAGCGACGCCGGAAGACGTGCTCGCGCATGTGCGGGACTACGGCGGGTATTGCCGGAAGCTCGAAGCCGGGTATCGGGCGCTCGTCGATTTCATGGAGGGAACCCCATGACGCTCATGGAAATCGCCAATGACTGGCTCCCCGTCTTGACATATGTCGGCCCGCCGCTGTGCGGCTGGATCTGGTGGAGCGCCAACCAGCGTTTCGCCAAGCATGAGGACGTCTCGGCGCTGTCGTCCCGGCTCGCCAGCGTCGAGGCGGGACTTAAGGAGCTTCCCGATGCCGCCACCATGCACAAGGTCGAACTCGCCCTTGAGGAAATACGGGGCGACATGCGGGCGCAACGGGCGCGCATGGACGGCATGGACACGCATCTTTGCGCGATAAACAACAATGTCGAAATGCTCGTCCAGAATCATATGAAGGAATAACGCCGTGGAACACAAAACCTTTTCCCAGCTTCAGGCCGAGTCCCGCCGGTGCGCCATGCTGCGCTTTCTTTCCGACTCTCCGGGGTACGAAATGAATACCAGCGTCATGCAGGACGCCCTTGACGTTTACGGGCATCCCGTTTCCCGCGATCAGGTGGAGACCGATGCAGCGTGGCTCGCCGAACAGGGGCTTGCCGAGATTGAAGACCTTGGGGCAGTCAAGGTTCTCCACCTTACGGGACGCGGGCAGGACGTCGCCAAGGGCCGCGCCGTAGTGCCGGGCGTAAAGCGGCCACGGGCGGGGAGGTAACATGGTGCGCGCGTCTTCCATCCGCCGCCTTGATCCGCGCATCGTCTCCGAGATCAACGGGCTTTTCGAGCGCGGGCGTACGCTCAACGAGATCCTTGCCAAGCTCCGCGAACTCGGCGTTTCCGACGTGTCGCGCTCGGCGCTCGGACGCTACAAGCAGTCCTACGACGAGGTGATCGCGTCCGTGCGCGAAAGCCGCCAGGTCGCCGAAGTGCTGGTCAAGGAGTTCGGGAAGGACTCGGACCCCAAGGCCATGCGCGCCAACATCGAGATGATGCAGGCCATTATCTCGAGATTAACCCGCGAGATCACCCGGAACGAGAAGCTCGACGTGAAGCAGGTGGCCATTCTTTCCGGCGCGCTAGAGTCGCTCGGGCGGGCCAGCAAGACGGACATTGAGATGCTGGCCAAGGCAAGGGAGCAGGCCCGGCGTGAAGTCGAGGCGGAAATGCGCGACCGCGTCCGGAAACTCGGCACGGCGCAGGAGCTGAAGGAGCTGTCCGATGCGGAACTTGAAAGGCGTATCGCCGAACTTGCCAGACGCGGAACTTGACGCGCTGCTCGTCGAGCGGAATCGGCGCGTCCTTGAGGCCGAGCTCGCCCGGCGGAACATGGCGGCGTTCGTTTCCTTCACCAAGCGCGATTATTGCCACAACCGTTTTTCCCGCGCGGTCTGCGAGGCGCTCGACCTTTTTCTTGAGGACGTGCGGGCGGGGAAACGCCCGATCCTCATCCTTCAGGCCCCGCCTCAGCACGGGAAAAGCGAGCTCGTCTCCCGGCGGTTTCCGGCCTATGCCTTCGGGCGTTTCCCTTTTTTGCGGATAGCGGCCTGTTCGTACGCGTCGGACCTTGCCCGCGACATGAACCGCGACGTCCAGCGCATCATGCTGGACGACAGCTACAAGGCCGTGTTCCCGGACGTCTGGCTGAACCCCAAACGCGTCGTCAGCATGGAGAATCAGGCGCTCAGGAACTCGGATCGGTTCGATATCCCGGGGACGGCGGGCTATTACGTCTGTACCGGCGTCGGCGGGCCGCTGACGGGCAAGTCCGTGGATATCGGCATCATCGACGACCCGATCAAGAACGAGGCGGAAGCCCGCAGCGCCGTGGTCAAAAAGACGATCGAAGGCTGGTACAACACCGTCTTTCTGACAAGGCTATCCAAACTGTCCGGCCAGATCATCATGGCCACAAGCTGGGCCGTGGACGATCTGGCGGCGACGGTGGCGAAGAAGACCCCCCGCGCCCGCGTGCTGAAATTTCCGGCCATCGACGAAGACGGCGAGGCCCTCGTGCCGGAGCTGCACCCGCTCGAAAAGCTCCTCGAAGTCAAGGCCCTGCTCTCGCCGGGACAATGGAGTGCGCTGTATCAGCAGACGCCGATCGCCGAGGGCGGGAACATCTTTCAGGAAGACTGGATACGGCGATGGGACGCGTCGACGTATCCCCCGTATTTCGAAGAGGTGATTGCTTCATGGGACATGACCTTCAAGGATACGGACGGTTCCGACTATGTCGTCGGGCAGGTATGGGGGCGGTTCGGCCCCAATTACTACCTGCTCGATCAGATCCGTAAACGCATGGGGTTCACGGCCTCGAAAGCGGCCGTGCTGGCCATGCTCACTCAATGGCCGCAGGTGACGGCGGTGCTCATCGAAGACAAGGCGAACGGCCCGGCGGTGCTCGACGCCCTGCGCGGGGAGGTGCCGGGGTTGATTCCGGTTTTGCCGGACGGCTCGAAGGTCGCCCGCGCCTACGCAGTGACGCCGCTGTGGGCCGGGGGGAACGTGTGGATTCCGGAAGACGACGCCGTATGGACGCGGGATTTTGTGGAAGAGCTCGTCGCATTTCCGGCCGGGGCGCATGACGATCAGGTGGACGCCATGACGCAGGCGCTCAGGTACTTGAGAAGCCACGGACTCGCCGTGTGGGAGGCTCTGGCCGATGACTGATGTTTTCTTAACCGACGAATCACGAGGCGTCCGATGACGAAAAAACACCCTTTGCGGGGCACCCGTAAACAGTTTCGGGACGGGTTCGCAAGCTTCACCGCCCGTCTGGGCATGGGACAGGACAACCAGCTCGCCAAAAGCGGCTATGTCGCGGAAGGCTATGTCACGCGCAGCAACACCGAGCTCGAGGACATGTACCGCACGAGCTGGATCGTGGACCGCGTGGTCAACGTGGTCGCCGAAGACATGATCCGGGGTGGCATCGAGATCCGTTCCCAGATGGAACCGGACAAGATCGACGAGCTCATGCGGGCCGTACGCAGCGCGGGCATTCCCGGGAGGTTCTCGGACGCGATCAAGTGGTCACGTCTCTACGGCGGAGCGCTCGCCGTCATACTCATCGACGGGCAGGAGCTTTCCGAGCCGCTCGATCTCGAGGCCGTCCCGCAGGGAGGGTTTAAGGGGCTGTACGTCCTCGACCGCCACCAGGTCACGCCGTCCGACGGGAAGATAGACGATATCGGGCCGATGCTCGGGTATCCCGAATCGTACCGCATCAATCTGGACGTTTTGACGGGCGAGACCATCCACCACAGCCGGGCGATCCGCTTCATCGGGGCGGAACTCCCGTGGCAGCAGCGACAATCCGAGCAGTGGTGGGGCGGGAGCGTCGTGGACAAGCTCTATGATCGCCTCGTCGCGCTCGATTCAGCGACCCACGGCACAGCGAACATGCTCTACAAGAGCTTTCTGCGCGTGGTCGGCGTTGACGGGCTGCGGCAAATCCTGCAACAGGGAGGCCGCGCCGAGGCCGGGCTTCTCAAGCAATTCCAGATGATCCGCCAGGTCCAGACGAACGAGGGGATCACATTGCTCGACAAGAACGATACCTTCACCACGCACGGCTGGAGCTTCGCGGGCATCTACGACGCCATGCAGGCGTTTATGGAGCAGATCGCCGGGGCAACGGGCATTCCGCTGGTCCGTTTGCTCGGACAGTCGCCGAAAGGCTTTTCAACGGGCGAGGCCGATCTGCGGACGTATTACGACACGGTGAGCACGCTTCAGGACGACGATCTCCGTCCCGCCTACGATACCGTCTTCCGGGTGCTCGCGCGCTCACTCTGGGGCGAGGCGCTCCCGGACGATTTCGCCTTTGAGTTCCGCCCGCTGTGGCAGCCGTCCGAAACCGACAAGGCGACCATCGCCACGGCCGACGCCCAAAACGTCGCGGGGCTCCATACCTCCGGTGTGCTTACAAGAAAAATGGCGCTGACGGAGCTCAGGAACGCCGGGCGCGCTTCCGGGCGGTTTGTGAGCATCACGGACGAGGACATCGCGCAAGCCGAAAAGGAAGACCAGGCCCCGCCTCTTCCCGAGGGTATCGACATGTTCGCGCCGACGGGAGGCGATAATGGCTGAGTGGGCGATGCCGTGGGCGTTTACGGATCGCCTGAAAAACCGGGACGCGGCCTCGGCCTTCGTCGCCTCCCGCGCGGCGGAACGGGCCTATGAGCGGAAGCTCCGATCGGTCGCGGAGCGCGTCAGAACGACGCTGGCTACGACAAAACCCGAACAGGCGGAAAAGGCCCTGCGTGAGTACGCCGAGCTCATCGGGCCGTGGGCCGCGCAGTCGGCCGCGACCATGCTGGCCACGGTCGATCGGAAAAACCGCGATTCGTTCCTGCGCGAGGCGGCACGGGCGGGGATCGACATGCGCATTCTTCTTGCTTCGCCCGGCGTCGGGTACGCGGTGCAGGACCGCATCGCCGAAAACGTCAGGCTCATCAAAAGCATCGTGACCCATTCCGCCGACGACGTGGCGAAACTCGTGCAAGAAAGCATGGCCACGGGGATGCGCGCCGAAGATCTGGCCAAACGGATCGAGCGCGTGGGCGAAGTCTCGAAATCGCGCGCCCGCACCATAGCCGCCACCGAAGTCTCCAAGGCGGGAACCGCGCTCACGCGCGCCCGTGCGGAGTCCGTCGGTTCCGAAGGGTACATCTGGCGCACGGCGAGGGACGGGGCAGTACGCGATTCGCATCGAATGATGGAGGGAAAGTTCGTCCGCTGGGACTCGCCGCCCACGCTCGACGGCATGACCGGGCACGCCGGGGAGTTCCCGAACGATCGCTGCTACCCCGAGCCGGTCATTCCGCGTGGCGACGGGACGTCCTACAACCAACCGCTCCCGACGCAGGAAGAGGAAAAGGCGGCGGGCGAGCAGCGACTTATGACCGCGTGGGAGCACCACACGCCGGAAGGCGGCGAAGCCTGGCCGGAAGTGGTGCGGCATGTGCCGGGTGAACCTCTTTATAATATAGGGAAAGCAAAATTCATTTCACAAAAGCTGACGAAATATTCGCTCGACGTCACCAGCCCGAAGGGGAAGGCGAAGGCGGAAGCCTTCCGGAAGTTCTTGGGTTTTGGACCGGATGATGCCCAAACGATCGAACGGCTGGCTATGGAAGGCATACGGCACCTCCCCGCCGAACGGATGGATACGGACAAGTGGGGGGAGCGCTTCAGCGTGTACGTGCCCATGAAGGGCAACAACGGGAAGGTCGCGAACGTACTGACGGCCTGGATATACGACCGTCTGGAGGACGGGAGGCTCTCCACCGTTCCCCGCCTCTCCAATTGCTATCTGGACAAAAAAAGCATAGCGTACATCAAAAATATGGAGAAATATCATGCTTGAGGCGTTCACCGGAGCCCGGCTTACGCGGGACTTTGAGATGCGCAGGAGGGACGGAGAGGTGATACTCATCCCCGCCGGAACCTCTTGCGTCGTCCTTGACGTCTACAAGTCCCCTCCCGGCTATGAAATGGAATTCGACTACGGCGGCGAGGAGTTCAGTATCGGCATCCCGGCCGACATCGTGGAGCCCTACGGCGGGTAAAACGGGATTTCTCTCCTTTTCGTTTTTTACGGCCTTTTTTTCTTCCGCCCTTCCCGGTATTCACGTTTTCGCCTTTCGCGTCTTGTAAACGGCCTGTAAACACTTTAACGGGCATATCGGGCTCTTCCTTCCCCTCCCGCGACGAATGAAAAGCACCCTGATCAACATCGGGGTGCTTTTTTTGCGTCCGGCGTGCCAGTGTCGGCTCATGCGCTACCACACACGAACCCGTCTTTCCGAACACATGTTCGAGACCCCCGAAGGGTTTCTCCTCTGCCCCGGCGTCGCCATCGCGCGGACGGGTCCGCAGCCCTACGCCGCGGACGAAGTCGCCGACGACGTAGAGGGGTTCTCCGACGTCGTGGTCATGCTCCGCGACGAGGATGAAGTCTTCGACTCCGAAGCTATGGCTTCCTTCGAGGGCAAGCCGCTCGTTATCGACCACCCCGACGAAGATGTGAATCCGGACAACTGGAAGGAACTCGCCGTCGGCCACGTCCAGAACGTGCGCCGGGGGGAAGGGACCGACGACGATCTGCTCATCGCGGACATTCTGGTGACGGACGCCGAAGCGATCCGGCTCATCCGCAAAGAAGGGCTCCGGGAACTGTCGTGCGGGTATGACGCGAGAAACGAGGCCGTCCGTCCCGGCATGGGACGGCAAACCGACATCCGCGGCAACCACGTCGCGCTCGTCCCCCACGGGCGTTGCGGGGCACGGTGCCGCATCAAAGACAGGAAGGGGACAATGGCAAAGAAACCGAGCTGGTGGGACCGCATCATGGGCAACCCAAAGGTGAGAAAGGCGATGCGGGACGCCGAAGAAGAGATGAAGGCGCAGGACGAGGACTGTCCGAACAAGGACGAGGACGATCCCAAGGCCACTACCGCCACGGATGAAGGCGATCCCGTTGCGGAAAAGCTCGACGAGGTGCTGATGCTTTTACGGACGCTCGTCGAGGGCAAGAGCACGTCGGATGAGGACGATCCCAAGACTGCCGGGGATGAAGACACCACCGAGACCAATGACAACGAGACTGTAAACACGGACGACGAAGATCCGGACGGCACGAGCGACGAAGATGGCCCCGCCAGGACGAACGATCGCGCCATGCGCCGCCGGACCGCGGACGCGGACACGCTGAGCCGGGCCGCCGTACTCGCCCCGAGGCACGCGTTCAGGGCAACGGACAAAGACTGCACGGTCAAGCGCATCGCCCTGCGTGACGCCTGCCGTGACAAGGGCATTTCCCGCATTGTCGACGCTTGCCTGCGCGGTACGGATCTCGAGCGTTGCGACTGCATGACGCTTGACGCCGCCTTCATCGCGGCTTCCGAGGTCGCCGCAAGCCGCAACAACCGCCGCACGGCGGATGCGCTCACCAAAACGAGCGTACGCGACTTCGGCAAGGCCGTCTCCCCGGCCGACATCAACAAAGCCAACCGCGATTTTTACAAGAGAGGTTAACATGCCCGCCTATCTCACCCGTATGCCCGCAGGCATCCCCGGCGACGTCAGCCGCAAGGAAGGCGCGACCATCGAATCGAGCCTCGTGGGCTCAAAAGCAATTCCGTACGGCGCGTTCGTCAAGCTCGTTTCCGGGAAGCTCGAACCCCTTGCGGCATCCGACACCGCAGCCGTCATCTACGGCCTCGCCGTCCGCCCGTATCCCAAGCAGTCCGACGCCGTCGGCTTCGGAGCGGCCAGCGCCCCGGCGGGGAGTCTGTGCGACGTGCTCCGTTCCGGCTACATGACCGTCAAGCTCGCAAGCGGCACAGCCGCGCGCGGCGGGCAGGTCTACGCCCGCGTCACCGCCGACACTGGCAAGAATGTCGGGGACATCGAAGCCGCCGACGATACGGGAAAAACCGTGGCCGTATCGGGCTGCACATTCATGGGACCGGCCGACGCCGACGGCAACACCGAAATCGCCTACAACATCTAGGAGCTCATCATGTTTACTTTTGACCGCCGCACTATCGACTCCTCGGGCGCGTTCCTCGTCGGCGAGCTCGAACGGCTCGACAAAACGCTTCATGCGCCGCTTTCCTCCGTCACCTGGGGGCGCGATATCGATCTGCGCGAAGACGTCACCATCGCCGACGAATCGAGTTCGTTCACCCTGTCCAACTACGCGGCCAGCGGCAACCCCAATCCCAAGGGCAAAAACTGGATCGGCGGCAATGCCACGGCGATCGCCGGGATCGCGCTTGACATCAACAAAGTCTCGCTCGCCCTGCACCTGTGGGGCATGGAACTCGGCTACTCTCTGCCCGAGCTTGCCGCCGCGCAACAGGTCGGGCGGCCCATCGATACGCAGAAGTATGAAGGCATCAAACTGAAGTTCCAGATGGACACCGACGAGATGGTATACGTCGGCGACGCCGATCTCGGCGTTCCCGGCCTCGTCAACAGCGATGCCGTCACGCCTGAAAACGTCACTACGAAATGGAGCGACGCCTCAGCCACGCCGGAAATGATCCTCGATGACATCAACGGCCTCATCGACGCCGTCTGGAAACAGTCGGGCTATGCCGTCTGCCCGACGCACCTGCTCGTCCCCCCTGCGGCGATGGCGAAGCTCGTCAAGCCCGTCACAACTGCGGGCAGCAAGTCGATCCTTCAGTATGTCCGGGAAGAATGCCTTGCCCTTCAGATCAACGGGCGTCCGCTTGAGATTAACCCTGTCAAATGGCTTTCCGCCGTCGGCGCGTCGAGCTCCGGCCGCATGGTCGCGTACACGAAAGACCCCATGTACGTCCGGTTCCCGATGGTGCCGCTCACGCGTACGCCGCTTGAATACCGGGGCATCTACCAGCTCACCACCTATTACGGAAAACTCGGGGAAGTCGAGTTCGTCTACCCCGAAACCGTGGGCTATGCCGACGGCATCCTGTAGGAGCGCGGACATGAAACGCATTTACGTGGACAAACCGTTTCGGCTGCGTACGTCCGACGGCGTGCGGGAATTCGGCAAAGGCGCGCACTCCGTCGACGACGCCACGGCGGATTATTGGGCCATGAAGGCATGGCTTGCCGAAGGCCGGTACCGCGTCGCCTTCACCCGACCCGACGGCGTCGAAGAAACGCCCTTTTCGGAGGAAGACGTGCGGACGGAAGAAGATCCGGAGATCACGCCCGCGCCCGAAGCCCCCGCAACGAAAAAGAAGGGCAAGGCATGATCAGCGTCGCCGGATTCCGGGATTCCTTCCCGCAGTTCACCGAAGCGCTGTTTCCAGACGGACGGGTGGCGTTCTACCTCTCGCTCGCCGGGAAGGCCATGTCGGAGGAGAAGTGGGAAGACCTCTACGAGGAAGGCGTCTGCCTGTACGCCGCGCACCACCTGACGCTCGAAGCCGCCGCCATGAAGGCGGCGGACGGCACGGGAGGCATGGACGCGGCCGCCGGGCCGGTGACGAGCCAGACGAAAACCGTGGGCTCCGTCTCAAAGTCCGAAAGCCGGGGAGGCGCGGCCGCGTCCGGAAGCGCCAACGTAAACGCCGGACATTGGAACGATACCGTTTACGGCAAACAGTGGTGGCAGCTCGCCATGATCATCGGCGCGGGGGCCGCGCACGTATGATCCCCACGCTCTCGATCCGGCAGACCATGAGCAACCTTTCCGGCATCCGAAAGGCTATGAAGGCGCTTACCCGTCAGGACGTCCTCATCGGCGTCCCGGCTGACGAATCCGGACGGGAGGAAGGCGACGGGCTGAACAACGCCGAGCTTTCCTACATTCACGAGTTCGGGACCGAGGACGGGCGCATCCCGCCCCGGCCCCACCTCGTGCCGGGAGTGAACAACGCGCGGGCGGATATCGCCGACGCATTGAAGGAGGCCGCCTCACGAGCGCTCCACGGGGACGCGTCGGCTGTCCGCGCCGGGCTCGAAAAGGCGGGCCTTCTCGGCCAGAACGCCGTCCGGGCGACGTTTACCGACAACGACTGGCCGCCGCTCGCTGACGGCACGCTTGACGCGAAGCCGCTTAGAAAAAGCGATACGGGAGACGTCCTTACCGATGGGAAAGAACGTCCGCTCAGGGAAAAGTCGCGCAGGGAGTCGGGGAAGATCAACCCGCTTATGGATACGCGGCAACTGCAAAAAGCCCACACCTACGTCATCCGCGACAAGTCGGCGGGCGGCGACGGCACAAAAATACTGGGGTAGCACATGGACATCGACTTCTCGGACATGCTCTCCGATCCCGACTTCGTCGAGCCGTTTACGGTGACAAGGCGGGAAGCCGTGGTTTTCGGGGACGACTACAGGACCATCGAAAGCCGGTTTGACGCCGTGGGTTCCATCCAGCCGGCGACACCGAAAGAACTTGAGCGCCTTCCCGAAGAGGATCGGGACAAAGAGACCGTGTCCATCCATACGGCTTTCCCCCTGCGCACGGGCGGCCGGGACACGGCGCGACCGGACCGGATAACCCGCACGAAAGACGGCGCGGCCTATCTGGTGGCCAGCGTCGAGCCGTGGGGACATCTCGGCTGCGAGTTCGTGAAGGCGCTCGCGCAGCGGGAGCTTGAGTAAATGGCCAACACCAGCGCCACCGGCGGCTACCTTGTTCCCGAACAGGGCATGACGCGCCATGAGCTTGAGGAGCTTTTGCGGACGGTCTTTTCCGGCTGCACGGGGATCAAGCGGATCAACGTGCGTACGAAATGGAAAGCGGAACCCGACAACATCCCGAAAAAGGCCGAAACATGGCTTTCGTTTGCGATCATGAGCCGGGAAAGCCCGAAAGCGCAGGTACTGCACCTCGAAACGCTGGACGGGGAAGGAAGCAGCCGCGTCATGACGCACGAAACCATCGAAGTGCTGACGAGCTTTTTCGGGCCGGACGCCGAGGACATGGCCGTCAGGCTCAAGGCCGCGCTTCAGGTTTCGCAGAACCGGGAGGCGCTCTTCCGGGAAGGCGTGGCCTTCGTACGCGGCGGGAACGTCACGACGATGCCGGAACTTGTCGCCTTCGGCTGGAGGCCCCGCGCCGACATGACGCTGACCTTCCGCCGCGCTCCGAAAAAGAGCTTCGGCACCGTTGAAATCCCCGCCGAGTCCACGCCTGAGGGCACCGTAAACATCAGGCACGCGAAAGAGGCGGAAACCGGCTTTCGCGTAAACAGATAGGAGAACCGTCATGGCGAAAGCGCTCAGCGTCGATCGTGTCGTCAAGGTCACGATCAACCTGCAACCCCTGGCTGCGGGCCGCCGGAACTTCGGCGTCCTGCTCATCGTCGGCGCGTCCGACGTGATCGACATGGAGGAACGCATCCGGGCCTATACCGGGATCGACGGCGTGGCCGCCGACTTCGGCGTGTCGACTCCCGAATACAAGGCGGCGGAACTGTTCTTCTCCCAATCCCCGCGCCCCTCGCAGCTCAGGATCGGAAGGTGGGCGAAAACAGCTACTCCGGCCGTGCTCAAGGGCGCGGTCCTTCCCGACGACGAGGCCGAACCTTCGGAGTGGACGGGAATCACGAGTGGAACCTTCGCCGTTTCCGTCGGCGGGGCGAGCAAGGAAATCACGGGGCTCGACTTCTCCGGGGAAACGAACCTGAACGGCGTGGCGGGCGTGATCAGTACGGCGCTGGCGAGTGCCGGAGCATCCTGCGTCTGGACGGGCGAACGCTTCGTCATGACCACCACGGCGAAGGGGATGGCCGCGAAAATCGGCTACGTGTCCCCTCTGGGCAGCCCGTCCGGCACGGACATTTCCCGAAAGCTCCGCATGACGGAATCGACCGGGCTTCCGCCCGTCGACGGCGTCGACGGCGAAACGGCCAAGGAAGCCGTCATGGCGCTCGCCGACAAGTCCGGGGATTGGTACGGCTGCGTCTTCGCCGACGAGGCCCTGACCGTGGACGATCATCTGGACATCGCCGCATACGTCCAGGCGGCATCGAAATCCCGCATCTACGGCGTAACGGATACGGACACGCGGGCGCTCGACGCCACTTATGCGAACGACGTCGCGAGCAAGGCCAAAACGCTGGGCTACACGCGCACCATCGTCGCCTACAGCCAAAATCCCTACGCGATCGTCTCCGCGCTCGGCCGGGCGTTTACCGTCAACTTCAACGCCAACCGCTCGACGATCACCCTGAAGTTCAAGCAGCTCCCCGGTATCACCGCCGAAGGGCTCACGGAAACGCAGGCGACGGCGCTTGAGAGCAAGCGCTGCAACGTGTTCGCGGCCTATGACAACGACACGGCGATCTTTCAGGAAGGCGTCATGGCGGGCAGCGCCTACTTTGACGAAATCCACGGGCTCGACTGGCTGCAAAACGCCGTGCAGACGGAAGTCTGGAACCTGCTTTACCAGTCGAAAACCAAGATCCCACAGACGGAATCCGGGGCGAACCAGGTTATCGCGTGCATCGAGGCGTGCCTTGAAGAGGCCGTAAACAACGGGCTCATCGCACCCGGCACGTGGAACGCCGACGGCTTCGGGCTCCTTGAGCGCGGCGACTACCTCGAGAAGGGCTACTACGTGTACGTCTCCCCCATAGCCGATCAGCCGCAGTCCGAGCGGGAACAGCGCAAGCTCCCGGTCATCCAGATCGCCGCGAAGCTCGCCGGGGCCGTCCACTTCGTCGATGTACAGATCGACGTCAACCGCTGACCGTTCGACGCGCGGGACAGACGCGAAGTGAACTGAATTCACTTCGCCCCAGCGCCTCACTCAAAGCGGCGCACGCGCCGCGACTGCCGTCGGCCATGATGACCGTCCGGCCAAGGAGAATTTTTTATGGGATACACCTACAGTTTTCTTGACGTGCAGGCAGCCATTTCCGGCCCCGGCGGCAACTTCCCCCTTGCCGGGGACGAATCCGGGAACAGTGAAGAAGGCATCACCATCGAGCCCACGGGCGACAAGAACATCATGACCGTAGGGGCCGACGGCTCCGTCATGCACAGCCTGAAAGGGGATCGTTCCGGCACGGTGACGGTGCGCCTTTTGAAGACGTCGACCATCAACGCCGCGTTGCAGGCGCTCTACAACTATCAGACGACGTCGAGTTCCCGCCACGGCCAAAACACGATCACTATCCGCGACGTGGCCCGGGGCGACACGATCACCTGTCAGAAGGTCGCCTTTGCGAAAAACGCCTCGAAAACCTACGCGGGCGACGGCGGCATCATGGAATGGACCTTTCACGCGGGGACGATCTCCGCCCTTCTCGGAGCGTAAGCGATGCAGTTCACCATTAAGGACAAAACGTTCAGCGCCGGGCTCATGCCCGCCATAAAGCAATTCCATGTCGTGCGGCGGCTCACGCCGCTCGTCGACGCGGCAAAAGACATGCTTGACGACAAGGCCGTCAAAAGACTCATGGAGGGAGGGAAAACCGAAGACGTGCAGCTTTCCGACTTCCATCTCGGCCCGATCGCATCCGTCCTCGCGTCTCTGTCCGACGCCGATTTCGAGTACGTCGTCAACGCCTGCCTTGACGTGACCGAGCTGAAGCAGCCCGACGGCGGGTTCGCTCCGGTACGCGTCAAGGGCGTCGTCATGTTCCCGTTCGATCTGTCGACGCTCATCGGCATCGTCTGGAACGTGCTCAAGGGGAATCTTTCCGGTTTTTTCGGAGACCTCGGCTCGGCTTTGTCCGCCAAGGGGCCGACGTCGCCGTCGAATGGGTAAGCCTTCCCACCGGCGAGGACTGGATCATGCGGCCGGTCATCCGGGGGGTATGCCGGTTTGAGAGCCTCAAGGACGGCGTCCTCACGCTTGAGGACGTCGCCCTCATGAACGAGGCGCTCGACGTGCAGGACGAGAACGAACATAGGTATATGACTGCAAAGGAAAGGGAGCGCAGATAATGGCGGGTGCCGCGAGAATTGCCGAGTTTTTCGCCTCGGTGGGCTTCCAGGCCGACGAAAGGTCGCTCAAGTCCGCGCTCACGAAAGTGGCCGCCTTCGGCGCGTCCGTTTCCGTGCTCGCGGGCGGCGTCTTCGCGTCGCTTGTGGGCATCGCCAAAGCCGAAGCCGACATCGCCGCGCAGGCCGACAAGCTCGGCACTTCTTCGGAACGCCTTGAGGAACTGCGGTATGTCGCCGAACAGACGGGCTCAAGCGCCGACAAGCTCACGAGTGCGCTCGAATCCATCGCCTCGAAGAATCCCCGCATCAAGGACACGGCCGCCGCCTTCGATCTGGTTTCCGACCGTATGCGGGGCATGTCCGAGCTGCAAAGAAAACTCTACGCGCAACGGCTTGGCATCGATCCGACGCTCATTCCCATGATGACGGACGACGTGGCCGGGCTCCGGGAGGAATTCCGGGCCATGTACGCTGTGGCCGGGACGGATGCGAAGGCCGCCGCCGAAGAGTCGAAGGGCTTTTTGAACGAGCTTGCCAAGCTGAAGACGCTTTCCGGGATGCTGGCCAAGGCCGTGGGGCTCGCCTTCATCGGCAAGATCCGGCGCGACATCGAAAACCTGCGCCGGGTCATCATGGAGAACTTCGGGAAGATCCAGCGCATCCTGCAAATCGTGATCGGCTTCGTCATGCGCGTGGCCGGGGCGATCGGCGCGTTCGTCTACCGCATCATCAAATGGGCGGGACAGCTCGTCGGCTGGTTCGACAGTCTTGACGATGGGCAAAAGAAGCTCGTCATCGGTGTGGGGCTGCTCACCGCGGCATGGAAGATGCTGAACCTAGCCTTCCTGACCACGCCGCTCGGTATGCTCATTACCGGGCTCGCCGGTATCGTCGCCCTTATCGACGACTATCTCACATTCATGGAGGGCGGGGAAAGCTATTTCGATTGGAGCCCGTGGGCCGATACCATCAAAACATGCGTCGACTGGCTGCAACGCGCGGCCGGGGCGATCGGCACGTTCATTACGGAACATCAGGATCTCCTCATGAGCGTCGCCAAGGGGATCGGCGTATTCATGGGCATTCGGGGCGCGATCGGCATGGTCATTGCCGGGATCGGCGGCATGAAGAAAGCCTTTTCCGTATTTACGGCGGCGCTTTCAGCCAACCCGTTCATGCTCCTGCTCGCCGTGGCCGTTACCGTCGCGACGCTCATCATAGATAATTGGGACGCTGTCAAGGCGTTCTTCGTTGATGCATGGGCAACCATCAAAGAGACCTTCGGCAACGCATGGGACGCCATTTCCGCCAAGTTCCCAAACCTTGCGGCGGCAGCCGAAGCCATGCTTCAGGGGCTCCTGCAACAGTTCGGGTTGCTGCGGGACTTTGTGGTCGCCGTCTTTACCGGCGACTTCTCCGGAGCCGTTGATGCCGCGATCGGACTGTTTACGAACTTTCAGGAAACGCTGTGGAACATCTTTTCCGCGCTTGGCAGCGCCATCCTCGGGATATTCTCCTCCCTGTGGGGCAAGGTCGCCGAAACCTTCCCCGATTTCGGCAAATGGGCCGAAAGCGCTGGCGAAGCGATCAAAGGGGCTTTCGGCCGCGCGATCGGATGGGTCAAGGAAAAGCTCGGCGGGCTTGTGGACATGCTCCCGGATTGGGTGCTTGAAAAGATAGGATGGAAAACGGAAGGCGACGAAAAAAGCGGCACCCCCGAGAAGGCTGTCCCGGCGTCCGCAAACGGGGTTCCCGAATACCGGGCGGCAATGGAACCGGCATACCGAAATCCCTATATGCCTCCTTCCGGTCCGGCCATTGTTCCGACCGCCGCACAACGCGCCAACATGACGACGAACAACCGGAGCATGAAGATCGACGCCAAAACCGAGATCACCGTCAACGGCGCGCAGTCTCCCGCCGAAACGGCGAAGAACGTCGCCAGGCAGCAAACGAACGTCAACGCGGATCTCGTCCGTCACGCGCAAGGGGCCGCCCGATGAACTGGCTGTCGCAATCAGAGGAGCCCGCAACGCTGCGCCCTCAGCGCAGTATCGGGGGCGTCACGTTCGACGTGGTCGTCGAAGAGCAGCACGAAGATACGCTCGAGATCACCGAGCACCCCGTCGAGCACGGCGCAAACATCAGCGATCACGCGTTCATGAAGCCCGCGTCAGTCACCATCCGCGCGGGCGTTTCGGACGGTTCCGGCTCCATTGCCGGAGAAAAGGCGGGGGTTTCCGTGTATGAGGCGCTGCAAACACTCCAGAAGGCCCGCGAGCCGTTCGACATCATCACCGGAAAGCGCAAGTACCGCAATATGCTTATCGAAACGCTCTCCGTACTGACGGACGCCGATTCCGAAAACGCGCTCGTCGTCACGGCGGATTGCCGCGAAGTCATCATCGTCAAGACGCAGACGGTTTCCGTCCCTCCCCGCTCCAGACACAGAAACGCGGGAAAGACCGGCGGGACGGCGAACAAGGGGCAAAAGCAGGCGAAACGTCAATCCATACTCAAGGCGGGGATCGGATAATGGCCGTTTATACCATTCCTTTGGAACCCGAACCGCAGAGCTTCACCATCGCGCTCGGCGGCAAGGAATACCGGCTCACCGTCCGCTGGTTCGACGCCCCCGAAGGCGGGTGGCTCCTCGATCTGGCGACGGTTGAGGACGAGCCCGTCATAGCGGGCATCCCGCTGGTGGCCGGGGGCGATCTTCTAGAGCAGTACGCATACCTCGGCATCGGCGGCAAGCTCGCCGTCTCCGGAGACGTACCGCCGACGCTGGACAACCTGGGGGAAGACGTAACCCTGCTTTTCGAGGTGGACGATGACGACTAGCGCATCAAACAAGGAAGAGAAGGAATCCGGCCGCCAGTGGCTCCGGAAGTGCTCCCTTCTCGTCGGCAAGGGGAGCGACGGTCTTGAGCTTGGAGAACTGCGGATTGTCTTCAAGACGACGAAAGGCGACATCGAAACCCCGAACAGCGCCGAAATCGCCGTTTACAACCTGTCCGAAGCCACGAGCAGCAAGATCAGGAAGGAATTTACCCGCGTCGTGCTTCAGGCGGGCTATCAGGACAACTGCGCGGTCATCTTCGACGGGACGATCAGGCAAGTCCGGCGCTTCCGCGAGAACGGGACGGACGTTTGCACGTCCATCCTCGCCGCCGACGGCGACGCGGCTTATAACTATGCGGTGGTCAATACGACGCTCGCGGCGGGTTCCACGTCCGCCGAGCACGTCGGGGCATGCCAGAAGGCTTTCTCCGGAAAGGGCGCGGATGCCGGGTATATCCCGGACATGGCAGGCCCGGCGCTCCCGCGCGGCAAGGTCATGTACGGCATGGCGCGCAAATACATGCGCGACACCGCGAAGCAGGCGGGCACGTCGTGGAGCATCCAGGACGGCAAGGTGCAGATGATCCCCGTCAGGGGATATCTTCCCGGCGAGGCCGTAGTGCTGACGGCTGAAACAGGTCTTGTCGGCGCGCCGGAGCAGACGAACGACGGCATTAAAGTCCGTTGCCTGCTCAATCCCCGGCTCCGCATCGGCGGCCGCATCAAGCTCGACAACGCGAGCGTGAAGGAAATGAAGACGGAACTCAAAATGAACGCGAACCTGTACGGAAAACCGAAGCTCGACAATGACGGCCTGTACCGCATCATCAAGTGCGAGTTCACGGGCGACACGCGCGGCAACGACTGGTACGCCGATCTCGTCTGCATCGGCATTGACGACACCATGCATCTTCCTTTGGACCAGCTATGATCGATAGACGCGAACGACAAGACGATCCCGTAGAGGCGCAGCGCGCGGCCCTTGACGGCAGGCAGGCGGAAATGTGGACGGCGCTCCCCGGTATCATCCAGTCCTTTGATCCGGTGGCCATGACCGTTACCGTGCAGCCCGCCGTGGCCGGGCGGGTGACGGACGAAACGGGCAAGACGTCTTCCGTAAACATGCCCCTTCTGCCCGACGTCCCCGTGGTCTTTCCCGGCGGCGGGGGTTTTACGTTGACCTTCCCCGTCGCCTCCGGGGACGAGTGCCTTGTGGTGTTCGCTTCCCGCTGCATCGATGCGTGGTGGCAGTCGGGCGGAATAGGCGAACCGATGGAGCCCCGGATGCACGACCTCTCGGACGGCTTCGCCCTTGTCGGCGTGCGCAGCCAGGCGCGCAGGCTGTCCCCCGCAGTCGATTCCGGAAACGTGCAGCTCAGGTCCGACGACGGCAAAACGTTCGTGGAAATGACCCCGGGCGGAGATGTCAATGCCGTCGGGCCGACATCCGTCACGTTGAAGAGCGAAGGCTCCATCACGCTTGACGCTCCCCAGATCATCATCAAGGGGCTGCTCTCCATGCAGTCGCAGTCCGGCGGCGCGACCACGGCCACACTCGACGGATCGCTTAACGCCACGGGCGACGTGACAGCATCGAACATCAGCCTCAACAGCCATACGCACCCCGGCGACAGCGGGGGGACCACGGGAGGCCCGCAATGAACGGCAAGCTTGTAGGCGAAGGCGTCCGGTTTGAACGCATCCGCCGGATCACCGGCTATCTCGTCGGCTCGGTCGATCGCTTCAACGACGCCAAGGCCGCTGAAGTCCGGGATCGCGTGAAGCACATCAGCATGGAGGACGTGCGGGATGAGATACCGCAAGCTCGATGATTCCGGGGATTTCATGTTCGGCCACGGGCAAGCGGACTTTCACCATAACACTCCGGAAACCGTCGCTCAGGCCGTCGCCACGCGGCTACGTCTTTTTTCCGGCGAATGGTTTCTCGACGTTACGGAAGGCACGCCCTACGTTCAGGCAGTCTTCGGCAAGCACACGGCGCAAACATACGGCCCGGCGCTTCGCGAGCGTATCCTTGACACCGAAGGCGTGACGGGGCTTGCCGCGTTCGAGACCGTTTATGACGGAGAAGCAAGACGCCTTACCGTAAACGCGACCATCGAAACCGTTTACGGGGAAGCCGTTGTTCAGGAGGTATTGTGATGGCGCTCGCCTATATTGACGACACGGGAATCCATCTGCCTGATTACCCTACCGTCCTCGACCATGTCAAAGGCATCATGCACGACATCTACGGAGACGATCTCTATATTGAAGCGGACAGTCAGGACGGACAGCTCTGCGCCGCGTTCGCTTCAATGATGCACGACACCTATGCGCTTTGCGGTGACGTATACAACGCCTTTTCGCCGTCAACCGCGCAAGGCGTGGGGCTCTCAAGCGTAGTCAAGATAAACGGCATAAGGCGCAAGACGGCCAGTTATTCGACCGTTGATCTACGCATCGTCGGGCAGGTCGGCACCATCGTCACCAGCGGCAAGGCCGAGGACGTGGCCGGGCAAAAATGGCTTTTGCCCGCTCGGGTCGTCATTCCCGCCGAAGGCGAAATTACGGTCACGGCCACGGCCGAAGTCATGGGAGACATCCGGGCCGCCGCCGGGGAAATCACCAAAATCGCCACGCCGACGCGGGGCTGGCAGACCGTAAACAATCCGGCGGCCGCAACGGCGGGTGCTCCCGTGGAGAAGGATTCGGAACTGCGCGGACGTCAGGCCATCAGTACGGCCATCCCGTCACAGACGCCGCTTGAAGCGACCAAGGGGGCCGTAGCCCGGCTTTCCGGCGTGACGCGCAGTGCCGGATATGAAAACGACACGAACGAAACGGACGAGCGCGGTATCCCGGCGCACAGTATCGCCGTTGTTGCTGAAGGCGGCGACACGGCTCAGATCGCCGAGGCCATTTTCGCAAAAAAGACACCCGGCTGCGGCACCTACGGCACGACGACTGTCTCCGTGCGCGACGAATACGGCGAACCTTCGCAAATCCGGTTTTTCCGTGCGACGGACATGCCCGTCTATGCGCGGGTCACGCTCAGGGCGCTTTCCGGCTATCTTTCATCCACAGGCGATACCATCCGCAAGAACCTCGCCGCGTACATCAATACGCTCGGCATCGGCGAAAAGCTGTACGTGAGCCGCCTGTATACACCTATAAACGCAGTCGCCGCAGAAACCTTTTACGTCGAATCCATCGAGATAGGTACGAGCCCGGGAGTGCTCGCCGCCGAAAATATCGCCGTGGCGTTCAACGCCGTAGTCTCCTGCACGGTGGAAGACATCGAGGTGATTGCTACATGAGCGCGGACGACTACCTTGCCTTGATCACTTCCGAGCACCGGCACCGTCCGAAGTTCGAGGCCGTCGTCGCCGGACTGGCCGGGCCGTTCGTCGAAATGCAGGCCATGCTCGAAAGGATGCGGACCCTGCACGACATCGACACGGCCACCGGCGTACATCTTGATCGCGCGGGAGAATGGATCGGAAGAAGCCGCTATGTGGCCATTCCCCTTGAGAATGTCTATTTCTCGTGGGGCGTCGAAGGGCTTGGATGGAACGAAGGCTACTGGAAAGGGAAGTATGACCCTAATCGCGGCATGGTGCGGCTTTCCGACGACGCGTACCGAACCGTCCTGAAAGCGAAGATCGGCGCGAACCGTTGGGATGGAACCATCCCCGGGGCGTATGAAGTCTGGAGAACGGCTTTCGCGGATATCGGGAGTGTCGTCGTCATTCAAGACAATCAGGACATGAGCATGATCCTCGGCATAACCGGAGTCCGGCTCGACAACGTCATGCGCCAGCTCATCCTCCAGCGCTATATCGACCTGAAGCCCGAAGGCGTCCGTATCTCGTACTATGCCGTATCGAACAGCGGTGCTCCCCTTTTCGCCTGGAACTGCGATTCCGAAGGGCTCGCAGGATGGGCAAGAGGGGTATGGCCTGAAAAAATCCTGCCTTTTCACCCTGATCACCGTCAGGGGAGATAAAAAAAGCTGGCGCGGGCATGTTGGACTCACAGGAGGACGACATGCCCGTTACCAATGAAATATTGCCTTTCGCCCCACAGGCGACCGTTGCCCTTTCCGAGATTCTGAGCCTCGCCGAGTATACCGCCGACAGCCAGCGCCTACGCGGGAATCAACCCGGAATCGCCCGGCTCGAGCTCGTCAACACGGTACTCAAGCAGACGTCACATATGACCGCCGGGCTCGCGCAGTTCATCGCCAACCGGTACGACGGCGGCGTCAAAGACGACGGAAACCTCGACGCCGTCGAATCCGGATTGCAGGCGGCGATCATGAGCCTCGTCTCCGGCGTCACGGACCCTCTGTCAAAAACGCTGGCGACACTTGAAGCAATCCGTAAAAGCTGGATTGGAGCCCCCCGTTACCACCGCTCTACGGCGCTCCCCCCGGACTACGCATGGGTGAATGGCGACCTCATCCTTTTTGAAGATCGTCCAGAATTTGAAGAGGTTTACCTCGCTGGCGGCTTCGAGGGAATGCTTCTCGAAGCAAACGCCACCAGCGAGCAGATCGCCGCCAACCTCGGGAAGTTCAGAAAACATCCTAACGGACTGGGATTATACCTTCCTTCGTGTGGCGACCAGTTTTTCCGAGCTTGGACGGGGGCGGGAGAGTCTGGGAGGTACAACGCTCCGGGCTTACCTGAGCTTTTGGGTGGGTTTTCAGCCTACACGTATGATGCCGGAATGCCGTGGCAAGCCATTACGTCAGTCGATAGCGGGACGAATGCGCTGACTGTAGGATCATCTGGTGGGACACGATATAATGCCTTCACTTTTAGAGCATCTCTCTCGAATACGATCTATGGCGCATCATCAACCGTCATGCCGCCGAGCGTTAACCTCCCCGTTATCTTGTATCTCGGCATTCCAGCTTAGGCCGGGAGGCCGAGATACAGAATGGCCGGGACAGAGATATTGACCGGACGGTTTTCCTCAGCGGTCTGGACAACCCGGGAAGCTTTAAACTCCACTTCTGCCATCGACTCACTTTGTGCCCTCTGAAACAAGTAGTTGGCGTAAGTGATACTTGAAAAAGCGCCAGCGGCACCAGCATCAGGCGGGGCAAGTGGTCTAGTGAATGAACCATAGATCTCCCGAATAGCGTCCCCCTGCGTGGAGCCCGCCGCCCGGTTACCTCCCGTCCAAGCTCGGAAAGACTTTTTATGACAATAAAACCATAAAGAAAGGAATAAGATATGAGCACACCTCAACTCCACATGTATGATCTGAAAACAGGAGAGTACACTGGTAGCCGTGATGCTACTCAGCGTCCGAATGGCGAGTATATTCTTGAGGCGACCGGTGCGACGCCCGTTGCTTTGCCTGCCGATATTCCTGCGGGTCATGTTGCCCGTTGGACAGGTGAAGCGTGGGAGACGGTCGAAGACCACCGCCAGCACATGGATGAGCGTGGACGCAAGGAAGGCGGGACGCCGTACTGGTTGCCCGGCGATACGTGGCGTTCCGAGCCGCGCTATATCGAAGACCTCGGACCGCTTCCCGAAGGGGCGTTGTTCGAAAAGCCGGAGCGTCCGCTTGACGAGTACAAGGCCGACAAACGGCGGGAGATCGCCGCAGGCTATACGGCTGCGCTGACTGCAACGCTAACGATGCCCGCCGAAGCTCCATCTCCTGTTGAGGTTGCGACGGGAGCCGCGCTTTTTGCTGTTGACGACGCCGTTGGGCTTGTCGACGTACAGAAGATCTTGATCGCGAGGAGGGACGAATTGCTGGAGGCGGTGGATGCGGCAACCAACCAAGAAGCGCTCGAGAACATCGTTATCGATTATCCGGTTTGATTCCTATCCTCCCATGCCGTAGAGCCGCCGTAAACAGCATGGGAGGACAGCATGGCCTTACGATATGTCGAGTACAAACGGCGGCAATGGGTTTTGAGATTTCGCGATCCGTGGTCGGGAAAACAGCGCGTCAGGAGCTTTTTTACCGAAGCCGAAGCCAAGGCTTTTGAAGCCGTACAAGCTGAGCTCTACACTCGCGAACGCGAGCTTATCCGCCGCGCGCGGCGGCGCACGTCTTCGGCGTCGGCAACGCGCGCGACAGTCGCGGAGCTTTTGGGGTGGTATATGGAAACCCTTGAAAACCCGACGACGCGGGCGACGTCGCAACAGCACGTCGAACCGCTGACGGCCATCTTCGGTCACCGCCGGGCACACTGCCTCACCTGTGATGATGTCCTCGCATGGTGCGAAGTACAGCGCCAGCGCGGCGTCGGGCAATCAACCGTCCACCGCCGCGTCTCCATCCTGCGCACGGCATACAGTTGGGCCGTAAGGATGCGCGTGCTAACGGGAAATCCGCTCATGACGCTACGCATCGCGAAACCCGCAACCCGGCGCATCACGCCGCCGTCAACGAAAGAGGCCCGGCTTCTCTATAATGTGGCCGCGCCGCATATCCGCCGAGTGATCGTTCTTGGTATGGCGACAGGAGCTCGTATAGGCCCGAGTGAACTTTTCCGGTTGAAATGGAGTGACATCGACATTGAAACAGGGATCATCAGGATGCCCAACGCGCATAAAGGCGCGTTGGACGAGGCACGGGACGTTCCAATACGGGACGACGTGCTTGCGCTGCTCAGGGAATGGCAAGAAGAGGATGCGCGGACCGGATATGAATATGTCATTGCCTATAAAGGACGGCCCGTCCGTTCCATTTCGAGCGGCTGGCATAATGCCCTCAAGCGGGCGGGTATCACGCGGCGCATCCGGCCCTACGATTTGCGGCACGCCTTCGCCTCTCTTGCTCTCATGCATGGGGCCGACATCAAAAGTGTCGCGGAAACAATGGGACACCGGGGAATCACCATGCTCCTCACCGTTTACCAGCACACGCGGTTTGACCAGCGCCGCCGGGCCGTAAACGCCGCGCCGGGGCTTTTCTCAAGCTCCGGCGTGAAGGAGGACAGGAAAAAACGAATTTCAGGCAGAGGCGGGGGAGCTGCGAACTCCCCCACCGGCCCGGCGAGGACACGCCGGACCACGGCCCCACATGATACGGACATATCATGCGGAGTATCCGTCTGCGGTTATGCTCATGACGAGCGCGTAAACGCATATCAGGACGGATGCCGGGGCGCAACCCAAGGACCATCAAAAAATGACGGGAGCACATAACAAAGAAATCAGATGCGGACACTGTAACCGCTTGCTCGCCAAGGGCGAGGCTCTCTATCTTGAATTGAAATGCCCACGTTGCGGGGCATATACTATACTGCGCGCCACGAGCGCCAAGTCTGCGGGCCGTGAGCCTCTTTTTGAGGTGTCACATGCTCCGCAGGCCGTATCACCCACCACTCCCCAGTCCGTATCTTCAACCTGAATCCGACACGCCGGGATATATCCTTGGCGAACACGGTGGCGTTGTCGGCTTCGGAAAGCGCGGCTTCTATGTCGCGGCAATCCCGGCACAAAAGGCACGGGAGACGATTTTACGCCACCACTACTCGCAATCAATCGTCAACAATTCATATATTCACTTAGGAGCGTTCTATCGGGATAACTTCGCGGGTGTCCTGCAATTCGGTTATGCCCTCAATCCAGCCTGCGCCGGTAAAATTGTCGAAGGGACGGTACAGGGGGAATACCTGGAGCTTAATAGAATGTGGCTCGCTGACGTTTGCCCGCGCAACAGCGAGAGTATGGCGATCAGCTATGCGGTTAAATATATCCGCCGGGCAAGTCCAAGCG